TTACAGCTGTTCGGCATGGTGCAGCACCACAAACTTGTCCCACAGCTGTTCATTGGTTTCACGGTGCTGAGGATTAACCACAATGGTATTGTCGATTGGGCACACCTGCTGGCAGGTTGGCGTATCGTAATGACCGACACATTCGGTACAGCGATCAGTATCAATCTGATAGATATCATCGCCCATCGAAATAGCCTGATTCGGGCATTCCGGCTCACACATATCGCAGTTGATGCACCGCTTTGTAATTAGTAACGCCATATCAATCACTTACGCTTTTATTCTATTTAAATCATGCAGTTATCTGCGTTTCTTATTGCGCACCATTCCGCACTATGTGTATATTTATACAGTGTTTCAAACATTGAAAAACCATGTTCAGCAACACAGAATGGCAACACATGCCTTTTTTAGCCTCCAGATTTAACCTCATGTGTGAGCTTCACGCTGGTGGCCTCTGATACAAGGAAATATCAATGCCGCGCACTGTAACACAGATGCAAGATAACCCCAATAATGATGAGTTCTTAGCCGCATCTGCACGTTGGGAGGACTGCAAACCACCTTACGCAAGCTCACACATAAGAGTCTGTGTTACTGCTGCCAAAATCATTTTGGCGCAGGTCGGACAGGCCCGGCGATCAAAGTACGAAAAGGACAGCTACCTTCGCATAGATTTTAGCAAAGCAGGCAAGGTTACGTTCTATGCTGAGTTTCCAAAGAAGATGGGGTTGAAGGGTAAAAAATTGGGGGAGTGGCCAGAAATGGCTATTCAGATTGCAAGGGAGAAGGCGAAGGATATTGCGGATAATGGCTTGAAAGCTGAGTCAGTTCAACAAGCCATTAAAGAGTATGAAGGGGACTTGCAGGCGAAGGTTGATCGTCAAAAACTGGGTGAGGATAGTTTTAAAACTTACTGTACCAGGACAAAGCAGATCGCCGCCGCATTTGGAGAGCGTGAGGTTTTCAGCGATATAACGTATAACCGGCTGCTTGAGGTTCTTGACCTGTGGATTGAAACCAAGTCAAACAACCAGGCTTTGGAGTTGTCAGCAGAACTACGACGTTTTTGGAAGTTTGGTGCCCCGCGTTACTGTAATGGCCGTAATGTGGCCGCAAGTTTGCCAAGCGATTATATATCGTCGCGTGTGCAGAAGCCGACGCCTACCCGTTTATATACCGATATTGAATCGATAGCTGGCCTATGGTTGAACATCGCCTCCACAAGCTCTGTGCACCAAAAAAATGCTATGAGGTACATGATCCTGACTGGGGTGCGCCCGATTAACGTAACAAACTTGCGTTGGGATTTTATTAATAAAGAAGAGAGTGAGATTATCTATCCGGCTGGAGTGCCTGGTATGCGAGGGGCGATGAAAACGCAGAAGGAATTCCGTCTCCCGATCACGCATGGCATCAGGTTAATTCTGGAGGAACAGAAGAAATGGAGGGACTCAGTTGAAGGGTGTAATAAGGAGTATGTTTTCCTTCAGCCGCGTGACCCGGCGAAACCATTCGCCAAACGTTCTCTGGACAAGCTTATCAAAACATATAGCCCAGAGAACGCCGTGAAGGGTGTTAGACATGATGGCACTGTGAAGGGAAAGGAAGGGGCATTTAATACAATGTGCCGTAAATTCCTCAAGAGTAATATCATCGCTGCGATGCGTGACAAGGGACATTCTCGCAGTGACTCGAAAGAAATTAGCATTCTTTGTATGCATCACTCTGATAAGGAATCAGACCCAATGGGGGAATTTTATGATTTCTCGGATGAGATTTTAAACGAAGAAATGGCATTAAAGCGGCTGGCCTTTGAAGCCCATGAGACCAGCATACTCGCTCAGGTGGCATTGATAAGAAAGAAACGCCATTAATAGACGCTTTTGCATTTTGCAATAAAAGCCAAAACGTTTTGGCGCTCATACCGGACTAGTTTATGTGTAAACCGAATGGGTGCTAAAAGTTGGCGATGTCGATGCTTTTTGTTCCAATCCCTCAACGTTTTAGTAGTAACCCCTCCAATCATTTTGCAAACCTCTTCGGGGGTTAGTAAATCCAGCTCAGCAACTTCATTTTTTTTATTCATTGGAAACCTCTACGATATAGCCTTGTTTCTCAAGATGCATAAATAGTTCGTCAGCGTTTAAGTAAACGCGGATACCTTCCTGCGGAACATTTAATGGGGCAGGCATACGAATGATTTTTGTCTTAGTGCCGATAATCTGGTCAGCGAAAATATCTACAGCATCCGGCGCTGTTTCCAGCCATCCAGCATCTGACAACGTGCGGCTCAACTGTTCGCGTAGTTGCCCCATCCCTTGATACTTCATAGCGGTATCGCGCAGCGCATTTACCAGTTCGCGGAAGACGTGCGGAGGCAATTTGTAATCCTGGCTTACAGGTTGAGCCAGCTTGGCTTCAAGCTCTGCCAGCAGGGCGGATACGTACTCTTGCGAGTAGATGGGATCGAATTTTTTTCCCATACGCCCATACGCCGCCGCTTCTTCCTCTCGAATCTCTAAGAAGCAGTGGTCGTCGTTGTGGATTTTCCACGCCACAGGCTTGCTCAGTTCGCACAGCTTTTTGTCCATCACTTCACCTCAACATCAGTGGTTATGGCCTGTATTGCCGGTCGGCCTACGATCCTTATGTTTGACAGGCCTTGGAATGCTTTTCCCAGCCGTCCCACGGCTTGAGCGAGTGCCTGCCGGTAAACCTGGTCGATTTGGCACTCAGGCCCCCATGAACCGAGGTTTGTCAGCTCAAGCGTTAGCGTTACCTTTGCGCAGGTTGTTGTTCGAACTATGGGCTTAGCCATGCTGGGTACCTCTGCGTTGCCGCATGTAGCGAATCATCTCTGAGCCAATCCAGGCACCAATAGGAATGCTCACCCCATTGCCAATCTGTTTGTATGCCGCAGTGTCTGATACCGGGAAAGAAAACCAATCAGGTACACCCTGCAATCGGGCGTATTCACGGACTGAATACGGTCTAACGCCATGCGGGAAGCGTTTATCGACAACCAGACGTGTGCTCTTATCCTTCGCGTAATGGGCAACACACGTTGGCGCTATATCTCCGCGTGAAGGGTCGCTAATAATCGGTAAATCCCGGTATGAGCCGCTGAGTCTCGCTTTGATGGCCTTCGGCAAAGTTACCTGCGGGTCTTCTTCCAAAATTGCGCTCAATGGAAGCGGTTTGAATTTCTCCGGGGGTCTGATGGAAAACGCACGCCGGGTACCGATGATGATTAGGCGGTTGCGGCGCTGAGGCAGCCATGTTTCGGACTGAATAGGGCAGAACACTTGAATGAAGTAATCCGGCATGCGGGTCATTGCCTCCATTACGACGGGGAAGGCCCTCATGCCCGGCACGTTCTCGATCACGTAGAACTCAGGCTGAGCCAGCGCAAAGTGGCGGAGTGCATGCAGAAACAAGTCATCGCCGGTGCGCACTCCGTGGATATCACCGATCGTGCTGTACTTCGTGCAAGGGTAGGTGAACACCATGCCATTACTGGCCCCCTGTTCGAATACCAACTCCTGGCTGATATCGCACTGCTTAACGTGATCGCCGAGGTTGTGCCGGTAGGTTTTGCAGGCATCTGAGTCCAGTTCGAAAGCCTGATTAACTTTGATGCCTGCGGCCATTAACCCAATGTCCATCAGGCCAGCACCGCAGAAATATGAATTCACGGTTACGGTCATTTGACGTTCTCCAATAAGGTAAATTAATTACCGATTACTGAGTTGTAATCATTGTGGGTAAGCAGTTGCCAGTTCTGGCCATCGTCTTTTGAAAGTAACCGCCAGCGTTTATTAACTCGGAAAGTGAGATATTTCTTTCCGCTGATTTTCTTCGGTAGGATTAAGCAAGCACTGAATTTATTTAATATTTCCAGTGCCTTTTCTTTTATCCACAAGGGGGCGTTATTTAAATTGACGCTCATTGCTGGTGGGTTTCATTGCGATAATCACTAATTAACTGCATCACCTCGTCTTTAATGCCTTTGGAAAGCATAAGCATATCGCTGTCACCATTAACAATGGGAACCGCGTCAAAGAGTAACTCCAGCATTCTGCGGGCCTTCTTGGCACTGAACTGAGGCTGTGCGATGCTTTTCGTAACTTTCGTTTTACCGGCATCTTCTGCCTTTTTCATTAATCTGGCAGCTTCCTTGTCGGCATAAACTCCATGCTCGCGGTTAATGCTGATGGCCAGGGCGTAATTCATTGAACCGGTGCGAACTAGGCTTTTAACGTATGGGGTGCATTCCTGCAATTGCAGGTGTTGAAGAATGTCAGACTCGGACCGCTTAACTTTCTTTGCGATCTCAGCATTGGTCCAGCCTTGATTCACAAGCCGCTGGTAAGCCGCGCCACGTTCGATTGGGGAAAGTGCCAGCCCTTGCGAACTTGTGACCATGAAGGCGATTTTATCTGCCTCAGTGCCGACGAAATCCTTACACTCAAGGCGCAACACTTCATACCCGGCAGCAGACGCTAGCAACGCACCGTGATAGCGGTGGTGACCGTCGATCACTTTCACACCCTGCTCTGTTATTTCAACAGCAAGAGGGGGAATAAACTCACCGGCAATAAATGCGTCCCTAAACTCTTCAACGTGCGCATGGTTTAATTCGCGAACGTTATAGCCTTCTTCTGCATAAATTTCATTTAGAGGCACCAGGAAGGTTTTACGTGTGGAAATATCAGAACCAATACTTTCACGCGCTGCATAGCGCTGACTTAAAGTTGCCATAATTTATCTATCCATTCTGAGGGGTGAAAATGCTTCACTATGCGCCACACACGGCGGCGCATAAGGCTGCACTTTATTTAATTGAACCTTCATAAACTGGGATGTTTTCGAGCTGGTTTTCTAGGTCGACGACGATCTCAGTGAATGCGTGCTCAACGATTTTCTTCGGTTCGATCAGCTCGTACCAAAGTGCTAGACCCCCATCTTTCAGGCGGTAGCGGATACGGGCTTCAACTTGGTACGGCGCACCGTTGTGGAATGGCGCGATAGCCAGGCTGATTTTTTCAGGGAGGGAGGTGTTACCAGCCCCCTGCTTTTCATCGCTGTAGGACATTTGGAAGGTACCGTCCTGCAGGCGGCGTACCGACTTGAACTCAGCTTTACGCGTTTCTTGGAAAGCCAACACCATTTCGAGCAGTTCTGTACCGGATGGGCCTTTATAGTTATCACTGACAGGCGCGATATCTTGGATGTGGTTTTCCAGGAACTCTGCAAAATCGGTCTGGTTCATAGGCCGCTTGTCACGTGATGCCCACTCCTGCCATTCATCGGAATATGGGCAGTCATACACAGCGCGATGCTTTGCCCACTCCGGGTACGCTGGACCAGAGTGATAATCGAGAACGGCCTCAATACGGGTTGCTGACTTATCGGCGAAAATGGCGGTACGCGGATCTGAGAACTTTTTAACGTATGCGATCAGTGAGGATGCAGAAATTAGATTTACAGCTTGGCGAATAAGCGCCGGTTGCAATTGATAATGTTCGAGCGACTCTACGTTGTGGCTACGTGGGACTACGGCAACGGGAATATCGGTTTTCGGGGTGTGCGCGGTGATAGCCAATTCCTGAATTTCACGCACGGTGTTGTTTGCAAAATCTTGCATGCTACTTTCCTCATTTAATATATAGATGGTCGAATTTAATTAGCCGTGGGATTGCAGCTTGATAGGTGCTGCGGCAGAACCGGTATTAATTACCGTTAAATCCATTTGAACCTGCGAAGGATCATCACGCATTAAATCGCCGTCGGCGGTTGAGAACATAATTGTGTCAGCCCGATCAAGTTCAGGAATTGATTTCTTAACGTTCGGGGTGATTTTCATTGTGTTTTCGTCGCGGGTATTAAGCATCTGGCAATTAAGCGTAAGAGTTACTGCGCCTTTCTTGCCAGTTTCGCGAACCATTTTAATTACCTCGGCGAGAGCTTCGGTTAGCTCTTTGTCCAGGGTGCCTTTGTTGATATAAGCCAACTGCTGGCTAAAGGGAGTGCATTTAATTTCAGACATGATATTTCTCCTCGTCACATACAGAGAAGAACTCAGGCAGGGTGACGCCCTCTAGGGTTAATGGATGCCTAAGTTCTTCTCTCTATGAAAAAGGGCGACCAGCCTATGAACATTATCTTCACTCCTCAATGGGTTGAAGTTCGGTCAGGTCGCCAAAGACTACACATCGCAGAACTATTAGAGCGGGTTGCCTTTCTGGCAGAGCATTTTCCGCAGACGGGCGAAGAAGGTTAGGCGAACGGCCTGCACGGATGGGGCTGTGCGCATACCGTCCACAACGATTGTGTTAGCATTGTGGTTGATCATGTTGAATCTCCGTTCTACTGGTCAGGCCCCGGCAAAGATTGGCGTCTGCAGCCGGGGCTATTTAGATGTGATGTTTTTTGGTAGCAGGCCAGCTTTTGCCAGTTCGCCGATGATCTTTTTCCGTAGTCCTTCTTTTGCCGCTGAGAGGTGGAAACCTGCACCGGCGTAACGCACAAACACGGTGCTGCCGGATACCTCAGCGCAGCCGCTGACGCCGGAATGATTGAAATTGAGTGATTTCATTGCTGGCTCAGAGCACCCCGAAGGGCGCATAGGTTAGAAATACCAACGGGCGTAGCTGTTAAGCAGGCTTGTACCATTGCAATGGCCGAATTCTTTGATTGCTCTCCGGCGCTGTGTGCGTATTTCGCGACGCGCCCTGCGGCGGCAGCGCTTGGTTAAGATAATTTTCATGGGGTGTCCTGCTGGTTTCGGGGCGGGTTTGTTATTGATTGCGCCAGATGCCCGACATGATGAAATCAGTGAAGTGCTGGTGATTGGTGATGGTATCGCCAGCAGTCAGCATTTCAGGGTGGGCGGCTTTGTAATTAGCCTTGCGGTCAGAAATAAAACCAACCATATCGGCACCACGACGATTGACGTTAAAGCAGCCGGTATGCACCAGCATTGCTGCAAAGCGCTGCTGAACGTTGAATTCAACAGCCGTTTCGTATGCGTCTTTACTGAATTTCTCGTTATTCATCGTTTTGCTCCTCAGTGGTCTTAGACCTACCGCCCCGGAATGGCAGCGGCAGGGTAAATCCACTCGTCATTTTTAGGCTGATTGATGCGTTAACCGGTCGCCAGCCGGACCTACGTGATGCTTATCGCCACTTTTCCCTCACTCCGTCGCAGGGGGAACGGTCGTCCCGTTTATTCACTACATGATCCTGCCCTCCAGTAGTTGCCTGTTCTCATGCTGGGTCAGGCTCCCGTGCTTAAATTTCAAAGAGCTTGTCCAGTCGATCACCCTCTGAAGGTGGCTGTCCGGTGATTTCGTCGCTCACCGTGTGGCGTGTGGCTTTCCGTAACGTTTGTGGCGGTGGTTTGCTGGTGGCGTTGCGGTGTTGATGTGATGAATATTGCTACTTAAAGTAGAATAAATCAACTACAAAAAGTAGAAAATAAGAGTGGGTTTTGTGAGTGAAATCGTAAGAGCATGAAATTTAGACGTAAAAAAACCGGCTATTGCCGGTTTAAAAGTCAAAAGATGTTAAGCGAAATCAATAAACTTTAGTGGTAAGTGTTTGATTAATTTTCCAAAAACAAAAAGTTCACTCATTTCATGAGATTCGATATAGAAAGGGGGATACTTGTCATTGTCTGACAGAACAGCCAATTTGCGTCCTTTGACTTTTTGTAGCCGCTTCACGAATGTAGAGTCTTCAAAATTGAAGACGTAGACACCATCGCCATTGAAGTGGTCTATTTTAGTATCGATGAAAAGCAGGTCTTTAGGGCATAGGGTTGGCATCATGCTATCCCCATCAACGTTGATCAACTGCACTCCTTCAAGTGATTTCCTTCCAAAAAGCTCGTAAACCTTTGATTCCGGAAACTCAATAGAACTAACGATTGCAGGAAACTCATTGTTTATATAGCCATTTCCAGCTGATGCAAAAACCTCTAATTGGGTAAGTTTCACCCGGTTCCCCGATGATTGTTCTGATACTTTTTGTGCAGAGACCTCCCCATATTCCAAATAGGAGGCTGTCGTATCAAGTGTCTTAGCTAGCTTTTCTAGGATCGCTGGGCGTGGTTTAGCTGTGCCTAGCGTATAGCGGCGCGCCATTTCATAAGTAACTCCCGCTTTCTTAGAAAGCTCAGTCACGCCGATGTTCTTCCCTTTCATCAGGGAAGACAAGCGCTCAGAGAAGCCATTGTTTTTTATATTTTCTACCATAGGTAGAAGATTACATCCCAACCAAGTAGTCGTCATTTCTATTTTGAGTAGTTGATTTATTCTACTTTAAGTAGCATTATGCCTGTGAACATCTCACAGGAGCCCTAAATGACAACCCCAAACATCACCGAGGAAGCCGTAAAAGCCGCGGGACCATCACTTTCAGAGGTTGCGCGTCAATTCGGTTTCAAGTCGCCTCAGTCAGTGGCGAACTGGATCATCAATCAGCAGGTTCCTTCCGAGCGAGTAATTCACCTCTGCTCTTTGGGAAATTGGCGTTTTACGCCACATCAGTTGAGGCCAGATATCTATCCGAACCATAAAGATGGTCTGCCATCCCAAGATAATAGTGAAATCATCAAGAGCTAGTAACTACCAAATTGAAAACAAAGAGGTAGATGTGAAAGACGAAAACGGTAGGGAATTTTTCGAAAGGCTAGAAATGTTGGTTCCAGGCTCGGTCAAGTTCGATGAGAAAAGTGGTTCTGTAACCCTTATCGGTTGGAAATTAGAAAAATTTGAAGACACCAAAACCGATGAGCACAAGACCGACAATATCGAATGTTATGCCAACAGGTTTGGCGCTCCTGGGATGTCCAGAAATCTTCCCATAAGGCCGGTCGAAATTATCAAGCAAGAGCTGCTCTTGATAAGGGTGGTTGATCCATTCACCAAGCCCCCAGAAGAAGACCCCGGCAGAAATGGTTGCGGTGGCAGCAGTGGGGTAAGAGGGAAGAAGGCCTCCACCATTGAGAATGAAAACAAAAGCACCGGCAACGATCAGCACTTTGTACCAGTAATCAAGAGCCAACTTTGCAAGAGGATTATTCATTTTTTCCGCCGAATCATTAGAGGCATTAAGGCCCAATAGCCCGATTCTAATTCAAGAGAAAACAGCATGGTAGAACCAAATTTGAAGGACGTAGTGAAAGGGATGTGCAAAGGGGTTGCTGGTGGTCGATCGGCGATGGCTGGTGCATTGGGTATGTCAGAGACGGCATTCAACAACAACCTGTATGAAAAGAACGGTTGCCGCTTCTTCGATATCAGTGAGTTGGAGGCAATGGAGGATATATCAGGCACCAATCTGCTGACCGAATATTTCGCCCGTCGCCGTAGCTTGTTACTGGTTGAGATACCTGCACTTGAGGAATTGGATCAGGTGGAGCTGTTTAGCAAAAGTATTCGCACTGCTGCGCATCGTGGTCATGTTGATCAAATTATTCAGGAATCACTGGCTGATGGGGTCATTGATGAGAAAGAAGCTGCTGAAATCATGCGTTATCACCGTAAGCATCTTCAAGCGCGAGATGCCGAGGTTCGGGCAGTGCTGGCGTTATTTGGTAAGAAGGCTAAGCGCCAGAGGTAGTAGGCGGAAACAACATGGTGAGCCTCTTGATGACGTAACCCCCATTGTATTTCACAACCCGAAGGTAAGCGTATGCAGTCTGCAGCGTTTGTTCGAACCGTCATGCCTACGGTGTTTTGCCGTGAGGATGCCGTATGGATTCAAGAACAGCTTGGCATGTTACCGCCTGCGCAACGCGGAAAGATTGCGCTCGCATACGCGGAGGCATACCAGGCTGCGTTTGACCTCGAAGAGGTTTCATACCAGCAAGACAACGCAGGCCGCAGGGCAGCGAATACACGGCTCAGAACCTACGTCGAGCGGTATTCACGGGCAGGCCAGGGATTAACTACCGCGCCACCGCTGGTGGGGCAAAACGGGAAAGCAGCATGAAAATTATCAACGGTGTTTTTTTAAACGGGGGAGAGGGGAAGGGTAAGAGGGGGGAAAGGGGGGTGATCGGGTTGGGGTGTGGGGGCAGGAACAGGCTTTACCAGAGGGAAGATCTTTAAGGGATCGAGTTGTTAAAAAGCGCCAAACGGAAATTTAGACGGCTAGACGATAAAACGAGGAATGAAACGATGATGCTTACTATCCAGCCACGCGAAAAACAGATTGTTGCACTGAATATGCTGCGCTCGGCATGGAAGCAACACGGCTCATTCATGATGTATGCGCCGGTCGGTTTCGGCAAAACGGCAATAGCTGCGCTTATCGCCAGCGGGTTCATCAGCCGCAACATGCGCATAATGTTTGTGGCCCCGTATACCGTCCTGCTTGACCAGACCGCTAACCGCTTCATTGAGTACGGCTTGCCAGCAGAAGAGATTGGCTATATCTGGCGTGACCACCCGGCCTACGACCCACAGCGCCTTATTCAAATTGCATCGGCTGATACGCTTATCCGTCGTGACTTCCCGGAAAACATCGACCTGCTGATCATTGATGAAGCCCACTTGAAGCGCAAAAAGATTCTGGAAATCATCGACCACCTGACGGCAAACACCGACGTGAAGGTTATCGGCCTGTCGGGTACACCGTTCTCTGCGTGGCTCGGGACGTATTACCAGAAGTTGATCAAGCCGACCACGATGAAAGAGCTGATCTCAATTGGCGCACTCAGCAAATACGAATTTTACGCCCCTTCACACCCTGACATGACCGATGTGAAAACGTCGGTACAAGCAGGCTATGGCAGGGACTACAACGAAGCGCAATCCGGCGAGGTCATGAGTGACCCAACGTTGGTGGGCGATATCGTCAAGAACTGGCTGGAAAATGGGGAAGACCGCCCGACGATCTGCTTCTGCGTCAACGTGGCCCATGCAAATTACGTGACCGTAGAATTCAGCCGCGCAGGTGTGATGGTTGAAGTTATGACGGCATCAACACCGCACGAAGAGCGCCAACTGACGATCAGTCGTTTTGAACAGGGCATCACGAAGATCATCATCAACGTTGGTGTGCTGGTGGCTGGCTTCGACAGTGACGTCCGCTGCATCATCTTCGCCCGACCTACAAAGTCAGAAATACGCTGGATTCAGATTCTTGGCCGTGGCCTGCGTCCTGCGCCTGGGAAAGATCACTGCATCATCTTCGACCACACCGGCACTGTCCATCAGATGGGCTATCCCGACGATATCGAATATGACTACCTGCCAGCCACCTCGGACGGGATGGAAGATGCCCCGGCCCGTGTGGTTAAAACCGAACAGCCAGAGCGCCTGCCGAAAGAATGCACTCAATGCCATTACGTGAAACCTGTCGGCATCTATATTTGCCCGAAATGTGGTTTCAAGCCGATCGCCGGTGAAGACATCGACACAGACAAAACACGCAGCCTTAAGAAAGTAAAGCAAGCCAAGGAAGTGGTCACCACAGCGGTTAAACAAGCCTGGTGGAGTCAAATTCTCTATTACCAACGCACCCGTAGCGCCCAGGGCAAACCTGTTAGCGATGGCTGGTGTTCGCACGTCTACCGCAAAAAATTCGACACATGGCCCAACGGGCTGCACAGAACACCAATGGCTATCACGCCGGTGGTGAGCAACTTCATTAAATCAACACAGATTGCCTACGCAAAATCTAAGCAGGGGAAAGCCGCATGAATACCAAACAGGCAGCTATCGGTCACTGGTCAAAAATACTCGAATTTTACGGCTTACCTCCAGTCACTGGGAAAAATCATTTTAAAGGGGAGTGCCCGTTATGTGGGCGCAAGGGCAAGTTCCGCTGTGACGACAAGAACGGCACCGGCTCATACATTTGCTCATGCGGTGCTGGTGACGGCTGGGCATTGTTAACCGGCGCAACAGGGAAGGACTTTAAAACGCTGGCGTCAGAGGTCGATACACTGGTGGGCCGGACGTATTCACCTGAAGAGAACTATCAGGCTGGTGGCCCTTCTTCTGGCATAGCCTCCCAACGGCAGCGCGTGAGCTGCAAATTCGCAGGATTAAAAGGGTTGCGCGGTACCGGTGCTGACCATTACCTGAAGCACCGGGGCATCACCAGCCTGCCGATCGAGAACGTGCGTTTTTGTGAACGTCAACGCGCAGCCGGTGGCGAGTACCAGTCTATTTATGCGTTAGCAACGGACGACAAAGGCGAACTGTGTTACCTGCACCGTACTTTGCTGGACGGCGACCAAAAAGCCACTGTTGCTGGCGCACCGAAGAAAATGATGAAGCTGCAAGAAGACAGCTACCTTGAGCACGCTTCATCAGTGGCCATCCGCATGTTTCCGCCGTCCGCAACGCTGGGCATCGCAGAAGGTATAGAGACCGCGCTGTCTTGCCACCAAATCACCCAATGCAACACATGGGCGACGTTGAACGCCACATTCATGAAGAAATTCCGCGTACCCCGTGGAGTGCTGCGCTTAATCATCTTCGCTGACGCTGATGCATCGGCTACTGGCCATGCTGCTGCCTTTGAGTGTGCTCGCGCCAATCTGCTAGCAAAAAACGATCTTCAACAAGTCTCAGTCCGCTGGCCTAAATCCGGCGACTTCAACGATCTGCTGCTTAACGGCTCAGAGGTCTACGAGTGGGTATTCCACCGTGAGGAAAAGAATGAAAAAGCCAACTAAGCCCAAGCAGTACAAGGATAAGGTCTGCGCCCAGTGTGGGACAACGTTCACACCGGAGAAGTACCTCCAGAAAGTCTGCGGCCCGCTCTGCGCTATGGCATACCAGCGTGACGCACGTAAGCGCCAGATTGAAAGGGAGCGCAAAGCCAAGCTGAAGATTCGCAAGCTGGCCGTTAAGCCCCTGCAGTATTTCATCAACTTGGCACAGACCGAATTTAACGCCTACATCCGCGAACGTGACGCTGACCAGCCTTGCATCAGTTGTGGCCGCTACCACGAAGGCCAATATCACGCCGGGCATTACCGCACCGTTGGGAGCAATCGAGAGCTGCGTTTTGATGAAGATAATTGCCATAAGCAGTGCTCGGTCTGTAACAACTTCAAGTCCGCGAACCTGAGTGAATACCGGCCTAACCTGATAGCCAAGATAGGTCAGGCGAGATTTGACCGGCTGATAGGCCCCCCGCCGAAGGCAGACAAGTTAACCCGCAGTGACTACGAACGTATCCGCGACACATATAAAGCCAAGCGCAAAGCATTGAAGCAGGAGAAGGCGGCATGATGACCCCGCAACAGAAAAGAACGTTAACGCACGACTCATGGACAACGGTTTCCAGGGTTACTCGCAAGCAATACCTGGGCAAGTTTAAGCGCCTAACCCGCCTACAAACATTGTGGATCACCAGCCTGTTAAACGCCTGGGGCGATATGTACGGCGGCAATACCGATGGAAAGTTGAAGTGCGGCGGTGGCAGCGGTGTATGGGGCCAAATTGTCCCTGAGCAGTGGGACGATGAAAGCGCTGCCCGGATTGTAAAAGTGATGGGTGATCTACGTAAGCTGGGCTATCGCGGTGAAGAGCAGATAAAGAAGGCAACAACCATTCTTTGGCCTCAACGCTCACTTGAATCAATGCTGGTGGTTGCTGGCGCTGGTGAGGAATGCGACTTTATGGAAAAAGCGGTTCTGGCGTCGATGAAGCATGACAACCCGGTCTATGTGATCGGCAAGCTGTTCTATACAGGCCGCAACAACACCGTGTCGGTACTTGGGCGCTATATGCAAAATCATTACGCCCCATGGCTGACACGCGACCAGGTGGATGACAGGGTGCGTTGGTGCATTGAAATATTCAACTCTGCTGTCTTCTTCGCTGTTCGTGAGGCTATCTGCATCGAAAATGCAGAAAATAGCAAAAATAACTTGATAATAGCCAATGAAAGTGCATAATACCTGTATGCTTTCGCGAAGCTGTACCATCAAGCGATGCAACAGAATGACCCGCCTTTGAGCGGGTTGTTTGTTAGATGGTAGGGAAGGCTTTCAGAACCAATGAATTGCAATGCGGTGCTTATTTGGATATCGTGAATACATTAGGTTTTGGGAATGAAGAGGCGGCTCCCAAAAGTAAACCGCCAAGTTGGTAACTTCGTCGCATCGACTGGGACTCCAACCACGTCGGCTGAGAGGTCGACTCCTTACTTCCCAGGTAGGGGATACAGCAGGGAAATAGGTTGTGTTTCGATATCGCGAGGCCCTTTTGTCTTATCGTAGAAGAACCAAATATTAAATTTGCGCTCTTTAGGCCAAGTGTCGTGTTTAAGAGAATCCCACCCCAAATGCTTCGCCACAGTGCTAGCTAATGTCTTTTTGACCTCAGATTCTATTTTCCCCTGGTAAGCGCTCATTACAGCCCCTAAGAAGAAGTCCGATATCTGGATATGTTCTGAGGATTTAGAGTCTTTGGTGACAACTGAAGAAATAATATTTTTGATGCCAAATGATTTGCATATCACATTATTAGCAATGACATGGAAAGCTTCATCAGCTTTTTTGTAGCGGGACGGAAGGGGGTCTACCTCAATTCGGAAAACGCAATCCCGCTCCGGGTGGGCACGGATAACATTACCTATTTTGGCTGTGATAAGTTTGGTGAAGTGCTTACGCATTGCGAGATCATAATCCCCGCCATGAAAGCTTTTATTGACTATGGATTTCTCGACAATGATGCAATGGAAAGCAAGCCATTGGTGCTTGAAGAAAGTTTCTATCAAATCTAAATGGAAGTTTGCAAACTTTTTGGAGTTTGTTTTAGTCCACTTAATTTCTTCGAAATAACCATGTTTTTCCCTTAGCTCTCGGATTATACGGGCAAAGTCACCTCGTCTTTGGTATTTCATCCAAAGGCTACCGAAGCCATAGAATCTTTGTCCATCTATGCCTGATTCGTCACAAGCTACGTGCCAGATTAATTTCCCAGGGTTATCGTTACCAGGCATGCACCAACTCTTAAAAAAGTGAAAGTATGGTATTTAACCACATTATTAAAATTCTGAGAATGATCGTTTTACAATCAAATGAACGCTAAAGCGAAGTGCCATCCAAAATTAACCCGGTACCCCAACTGAGGGGTTGTGTCGGTATCTGGTGGATGGCGCTTCGCCTTAATGTTTGTGAAGTGGGCGGCGGAAGGGTGAGGTAACACCCTGTCCACCAGGTGCTCATGTCAATGGTCACAAGCGAACCTTTGCCCGTGCTGCGAACAGCAGGACGAGCGTATCAACTAAGGGCGCTTATGATATCCAGCACAAGTCTTGTCAACGCTGACACACTCGAATACATCAAAACCCTGCCTAATGACTGCATCGACCTGATCGCTACTGACCCGCCGTATTTCCGGGTGAAGTCTTGCGACTGGGATAACCAATGGAAAACCGAGGCTGAATATTTAGCCTGGCTGGATTCATTGCTGGTGGAATTCTGGCGGGTGCTTAAGCCTAACGGCAGTCTTTACATGTTTTGCGGTAGTCGGTTGGCGTCTGATACTGAGCTGTTAGTTCGCCAGAGGTTCGACGTACTGAGCCATATCATTTGGGCGAAACCGTCAGGCGTTTGGAGACGCCATCACAAAGAGAGTCTCCGAGCGTTCTTCCCGGCGACCGAGCGGATCATTTTCGCCGGTCATTACTCCGGGCCGCTACAACCGAAGGTGGACGGTTTCGCCGCGAAGTGTGGCGAGCTGAAGCAAACCGTATTAAAGCCTCTTATCGACTATTTCAGAACGGCGCGGCAATCTCTCGGCGTGTCAGCGAAGGAAATCAACGCGGCAACGAAAACGCAGATGTGCAGCCACTGGTTCTCCGAGAGCCAATGGCAATTGCCAAGCGAAAAGCAGTATCAAGCGCTCCAGGGGTTGTTTGACCGCATAGCCAATGAGAAGCATCAGGCTGGTGGGTTGAATCGCCCCCATCATGAGCTGGTGAAGGAATACAAAACCCTCAATCGTGAATATCTGGACTTATGCCGGGAATACAAATCATTGCGGCGCACCTTCACGGTAACTGCTGCGGTGCCTTATACCGACGTTTGGACTTATTCGCCGGTGGCTTTCTACGCTGGTAAACATCCATGCGAAAAGCCCGCTGAAATGATGGAGCACATCATCAGTGCCAGTAGCCGCCCTGGTGACGTCGTTGCTGACTTCTTCATGGGTTCTGGTTCAACGATAAAGGCCGCTATCAAGCTGGGCCGTATCGGGCTGGGGGTTGAGTTGGAACCTGACCGATTCGAACAAACACAACGGGAAATCTTCCCGAGTAACTAAGTCGCCCTGGCATTTGCCGGGGCTTTTTGTTTCCACCACCCGACGATCGGGCACAGCCCCGACAGGGGGAGGTTATGAGAATGCCAAACAATCCGCATGGCTGGACGGAATTCAGTGAAATGTTTGCGAGCTGGTGGCGCGGTGATGTGCCGATCGGCGGCGTGATTATGGCTGTTGTCATGGCGGTTTTGCGAATGGCCTACTCCGGCAGCGGTTGGAAAGAAACCATTTTCGAAGGGCTGATGTGTGGCGCGTTAGCCCTGACGACTTATTCAGCCCTGGACTACTTCGACGTCCCGAAAGCCTTAACAGTTGGCATCGGTGGCTTCATTGGTTTTGTAGGCGTGAAAAAACTTAGCGCGTTCCTTTCCGGGTACGTCGGCAATCGCTTTGGTGGAGGTAATCAGGATGCGAACAAGTAACAAGGGACGTAACTTCATAAAGGGGTTCGAGTCCCTTGAGCTGGTGGCTTATCCAGACCCAGCCACAGGCGGGAAGCCTTGGACGATAGGGTGGGGGCATACCAAGGGTGTTAAGCCCGGCGACAGAATCACACAAGAGCAGGCAGAGCAATTTCTCTCTGATGATCTGGCTGTGTTTGAGCTGACGGTAAACAGCGCTATTAAACGCCCAATGACGCAGAACCAGTTCGACGCGATGGTATCGCTGGCGTTCAACATTGGTGGCCCTGAGTTTGCAGGTTCAACCCTGGTGAAAAAATTCAATTCCGGTGATGTGCTGGGGGCAGCTGATCAGTTCCCTCGGTGGAAATTCGGCAAAGGCAAGGTAATGCCTGGGCTGGTAAGACGCCGTGCAGCGGAGCGCGAGACGTTTTTATCATGAATACCTTATTCAGCTTGCGGACGATGGCGCTCGGGATGCTGGTCGTGGCTCTGATTGTTGCTAGCAGGCTGGCATTTTACTTCCACGCAAATGCTGTAGAGGCTAGTGGGAAGGTTGAACAGCTTCAAAGCGATAACAACCTGCAGACAGCTACCATTGCCGCCCAGGCGTTTCTGTTTCACCGCGCCAACGCAATCAGTAACGCGGCGAGCCAGTACGGCATCAATACCGACGCGGTGACCCAGGGGAAAGAAATTGAATATAGGACAATCCTCAAGAATCAGCCTACGTGCGATTTGGCTGTGCCTGCCGCTATTGCTGGTGGGTTGCTCGACTACACGAACCGTCTACGTTCCGGCGCAATGTCAGGCAATACCGCTAACGCTAACGCAGCCAGTGCTGGCACCACTGCCTCCGGCACGCTGACATACTGCCAGGCAGTATTGTGGATTGACCCATTGCTTGCTGCCATCGATAAGGCGAACAACCAACTGCTGGCTATTCGTCAGCTTGATGATGAAAGGAAGAAACCATGAGTAGACATTTCTATGAGCAACGCCGCCGCCGTCAGGAAGAGGCTCGCCGTTTGACTGAACAACAAAACGCAGGCGGTACGGGTAGCGACCTACTGAACCCCCTCAACCCACTAAGCCCGGTATTCGTTGGTGCTGATTACAGTAATGATTACAGCACCGACAGTTCGGACAGTGGCGGCAACGATTCAGGCTCGTGTAGTTCTGATTAGCATAGCAGGTGGCAAAATCCATAGGGCTATGCTCGGGAGGTAACTTATGCCAGCAAGAATACCGCGTGCATGCCGCAAGCACGGATGCCGCAAGACGACAACCGACCGATCTGGCTACTGCGAAGAACATCAGAACACTGGCTGGGAGAATCACCAGCAAGGCAAGAGCAGACACCAGAGAGGATACGGCAGCGACTGGACAACCAGGCGTAAGCGTATCTTGAAGCGTGACAATCACCTGTGCCAGGAATGTTTGGGCAATGGGCGCGCCGTAGCTGCTACTACCGTAGACCACATTAAGGCCAAGGCGCATGGCGGCACCGATGACGATACGAACCTTGAAAGCCTGTGCTGGCCATGCCACCGCAAGAAGACCGCCACGGAGAGACTGCGATGAGCTACCAACGCTGCACATTCTGCGGCTCACTACTGCACACGCGCGCGAACTGCCCGCATACCTACAGCGGCTCAGCCAGGCGCACAAACCTTAGCTGTGGTTACTGTGGCGGCTCTGGGCATACCTCCAGCGCTTGCCCGCACAACGCCAGCAGCGCACGACGTCGGCAAGTCAACGACGATTTCTATCTCGATTAAGCCAGGGGAGGGGGGGATCAAATCTCTACCCCTCTCGACCTAAAGTACCGCCGCCTTACCCCTTTTCACACCGCCGCAGGTTAGCAAACCTTTTTTTGGGTACCCCCACGCGGTCATTAATAGGAGTTTTCGATTATGCCTGGACCACCGAAAACCCCGACACACTTGACTTTAGTGAAGGGGAACCCATCAAAACGAGCGATCAACAAAAACGAACCAAAACCGCCTTCTGGGGTACCCCCAACGCCGAAGCATTTTGATAAGCAGGGCAAGTATTGGTTTAAGCGAATTGGCGAGGAACTTGATGCCGTCGGCGTGATGACCACGCTGGATGCGAAAGCACTCGAATTGTTGATTGAGGCCTATGTTGAATACCGGCATCACTGTGACACGCTCGATCGGGAGGGTTATACCTACGCGGTGTACAGCGAGGATGATGCTGACGAAGGGGGAGAGCGAGAAATCAGAATGATTAAGCCTCACCCTGCTGCCGTGATGAAGGCAGATGCCTGGAAGCGAATTCGCGCCATGCTGTCAGAGTTTGGCATGACCCCTTCAAGCCGCTCCAAGGTCGGAGCCAAAGGCCCGGCTGAGGTTGACCCACTGGAAGAATTCCTTAAAAAGCGCAAATGATGAATGGCAACCGTTGCAGATGGAACCCGCTACGCCGAGCGCGTGGTATCTGGCGAAATTGTTGCTGGCGAACTGGTACGCCTAGCGTGTCGGCGGTTTCTTCATGATATAGAGCACGGCCCTGAGCGCGGTGTCTATTTTGATGAAGGCCGCGCTCAGCACATACTCGATTTTTATAACTTTGTTCCGCATGTGAAGGGACACTTGACTGGTAAGCCGATCGAGTTGATGGATTGGCATGTTTTTATTCTGATAAACCTCTTCGGGTTTGTTATTCCCCTGATAGACGAATTGACGTTTGAGACCGTTTTGGACGATGACGGTGATCCGGTCTACGTGCGACGGTACCGCACTGCCTATGACGAGGTGGCGCGTAAGAACGCTAAGTCAACCCTATCCTCTGGCATTGGTCTCTATATGACTGGTGCTGACGGTGAGGGCGGGGCGGAGGTCTACTCCGCTGCGACAACCCGCGATCAGGCCCGCATCGTATTTGATGATGCCAAGCGGATGATCAAGCTGGCTGCGAAAACGCTAGGGCGACTGTTTGGCAGCAACAAGTTGAACATTCACCAGGAACGCTCTGGTTCTAAATTTGAGCCGGTGGCCAGTGAGGCGAACAATCTGGACGGCCTGAACATTCACTGCGGGATCGTTGATGAGCTGCACGCTCATAAAACCCGCGATGTTTGGGATGTGCTGGAAACGGCGACCGGTGCCCGACTGCAGTCACTGATTTTCGCTATCACTACAGCAGGCTTTAACAAAGAGGGCATTTGTTACGAGCAGCGGGATTACGCGATTAAGGTGTTGCAGAATTTCGATAACCCAGACCCGCTATCCATCAAGGATGACAGCTATTTCGCCCTTATTTACACCCTCGATAAGGATGACGATCCCTTTGATGAGGCCAACTGGCCAAAAGCGAACCCCGGTCTTGGCGTCTGCAAGCGCTGGGATGACATGCGCCGCCTGGCTAAAAAGGCGAAGGAGCAGGTATCCGCGCGCGTTAACTTTTTCACCAAGCATCTCAACATCTGGGTGCAGGGTGAGCAGGCATGGATGGACATGGCTCGCTGGGAAAAGTGCCGTGACTCATGGGAGAGCTCAGATTCCGCGAGCTGGCCAATGTGGCTTGGTGTTGACCTGGCAAACAAAATAGACATTTCTGCCGCAGTTAAGGTCTGGCTTGCGCCGAACGGCGATATTTATACCAAATCGCGTTTCTGGATACCGGAAGGTCGCCTGGAGGCTTGTTCTAGGCAGCAGGCTGAGTTGTATAAAAAGTGGAATGAGGCGGGTTATCTGGAATTCACCGACGGGGATGTTGTTGACCATGCGTTAATCAAAGAGGAAACCTTGGCCTGGGCTGGTGGTGACTCGATGAATGAACTGGCATATGACCCGTGGAGCGCAACACAATTCGGCCTGTCGGTGGCTGCTGAAGGTGCTCCGGTCGTAGAGGTGGCTCAGACAGTGAAAAACCTCTCTGAGGCCATGAAGGAATCCGAAGCGAAAGTGTACGCAGGCCGCCTGCACCATGACGGCAACCCGGTTATGACATGGATGATGTCAAACATCACTGTCAAACCGGATAAAAATGAAAATATCTTCCCCAATAAATCCACCCCAGAAAACAAGATAGACGGCCCAGTCGCAATGTTTATTGCCATGAGCCGACTACTTGTTAACGGAGGCGGTGAGGTTGATTTCCTGTCTACTATCGACCCAGATGAAGACCTGTTAATCCTATGAAAACACTAATTATCGATGTTATCGGGCTGGCAGGCCTCGGCCTGCTGGTGGGCGGCATTTACCTACAGTTCGGCACGGCAACCGCTTTGCAGTCTGCCGGTGCTGCCCTGCTGTTATTTGCCCTCATCGCTGCCAGAAGGGGAAAAACGTGATACTTGACGCGCTATTCCGTAATGAACCGCTGGAAAACCCGGCAAACCCGATCACTGCTGAAATGGCAGAGACAGACGGCATTTTCAACTCTGATGTTTACGTCAGCCCTGAAACCGCAATGAAATTGGCGGCGGTTTATTCCTGTATCTATGTGTTGGCTTCAAACGTTGCACAAATGCCGCTTCACGTCATGCGCAAGAACGGCAACGCGGTAACGGCTGCGCGTGATCACCCTGTTTTTTATTTGGTTCACGATGAGCCGAACGACTGGCAGACCAGCTACAAATGGCGCGAGCTCAAGCAACGCCATGTTTTGGGCTGGGGTAACGGCTATACCCGCGTCCAACGCTCTCGCCGGGGAGAAGTCACAAAGCTTGATGCCTGCATGCCGTGGGAAACGACGTTGCTGAATACCGGCGGACGATATACCTACGGTGTTTATAACGAGGAAGGCAGTTTTGCGATCAGCCCCGACGACATGATCCACATTCGTGCGCTGGGAAATAATCAGAAAATGGGCCTCAGCCCAATCATGCAGCATGCAGAAACCATTGGTATGGGAATGAGTGGACAAAAGTACACCAGCTCGTTCTTCAGTGGCAATGCTCGTCCTGCTGGCATCGTGTCAGTTAAAGGCGATTTGAAGACTGAAGGGTGGGACCGTTTGAAGAAAGTCTGGCAAAAAGCGGCACAAGCGCTGCGCAGCCAGGAGAACAAAACCCTGTTGCTTCCAGCCGACCTAGACTACCAGGCGCTTACCGTGTCGCCGGTCGATGCTCAGCTTATCGACATGATGAAGCTGAATCGCTCGATGATTGCCGGGATTTATAACGTTCCGGCGCACATGATCAACGACCTGGAAAAAGCCACCTTCAGCAACATTACGTCACAGGCTATTCAGTTTGTGCGCTACACCATCATGCCCTGGGTTGCCAACTGGGAGCAGGAGCTTAATCGCCGACTATTTACCCGGGCGGAGCGAGCCGCTGGTTATTACGTGCGGTTTAACCTGGCTGGTTTGATGCGAGGCACCCCACAAGAACGTGCTCAGTTCTATCACTTTGCCATTACCGATGGTTGGATGAGCCGAAATGAGGCGCGAACCTTTGAAGACATGAACCCGGTTGATGGCCTTGATGAAATGCTGGTCAGCGTCAATGCGGCTAACCCGACGAAATTCAAACTCGACGATAAAACCAAAGAGGAAATAACCGATGAGTGACAGAGAAATGCGCTGTTACAGCGGTGAGGTGCGCGCCGAACAGCAGGAAAACCAGCCGACGCGCATTGTCGGTTATGGCTCTGTATTCAACATCCGATCTGAACCGCTCTGGGGCTTTCGCGAAATCATTAAGCCTGGCGCCTTCGATGATGTACTGAATGATGATGTTCGAGGGCTATTTAACCATGACCCTAACTTCATTCTGGGCCGAAGCACGGCGGGAACACTCAAAGTTTCTGTCGATGAGCGGGGCTTGCAATACGACATTCAGGCGCCGGACACACAAACGATTCGCGACCTGGTGCTGGCACCCATGCAGCGCGGCGACATCAATCAGTCTTCTTTTGCGTTCCGCGTCGCCCGTGATGGCGATCACTGGTACGAGGATGAAGAAGGGGTGGTTATTCGCGAAATCAACAAATTTTCACGGCTGTATGACGTCAGCCCTGTGACCTACCCAGCCTATCAGGCTGCTGACTCTACTGTCCGCTCAATGAAAGCCTGGCAGGAGGCACGCGACAATGGCGCGATCGCCAACGCCGTAAACCAACGAATGGCGCGCGAGCGTCTGCTGACTTTAATTAACGCGTAAGGAAAGACTATGTCTGCTACCAAACTGCACGAACTGAAGCAAAAACGTAACACCATCGCCACTGACATGCGGGCTCTGCATGACAAGATTGGTGATAAAGCCTGGACTGATGAACAGCGTACCGAGTGGAAAAACGCTCAGGGTGAGCTGCAAACCATCGATGAAACAATTGAGCGTGAGGAATCCCTGCGCTCGCTGGATCAGTCATTCGTTGATGAAAACAACGAAGAACAGCGCCAGGAACTGAAGAAAAAAGGTCCGGAAGGTCAGGACCAGGATAAGCGTGCGCAAGTGTTTGATCGCTGGATGCGCCACGGACAGGGTGAACTGAGTGCCGAAGAGCGCCAGGCATTGCGTGAGTTGCGTGCTCAGGGGACCGCGCCTGATGAAAAGGGCGGCTATACCGTACCTACGCAGTTCCTCAACAAAGTGGTTGAAGCCATGAAAGCTTATGGCGGCATTGCCGGTGTGGCGCAGATCCTCAATACCTCCAACGGGCAGGACATTGCTTGGGCAACGGCGGACGGCACGGCAGAAGAAGGGGAGCTGCTGGGGGAAAACAAAGCAGCATCCGAAGAAGATACCGAATTTGGTGGTGGCACCCTTGGTGCCAAAAAACTGTCGTCCAAGATCATCCGTGTATCAAACGAGCTACTGCAGGATAGCGGCATCGATATGGAAGCCTACCTGGCTAGCCGCATCGCTCAGCGTATCGGTCGCGGTGAGGCCAAATACCTGGTGAAGGGAACCGGGGCTGGTTCACCATTACAGCCGAAAGGGCTGGAAGGGTCTGTTACCGGTACGGTTAATGCAGCAGCGGCAGATAAATTCACCTGGAAGGAAATGAACGCGCTGAAACACAGCATTGATCCCGCGTATCGCAACGGACCAAAATTTCGCTGGGCTTTCAATGATGCAACACTGAAGCTGGTGGAAGAAATGGAAGATGGTCAAGGCCGTCCTCTGTGGTTGCCGTCCATCATCGGCGGTGCACCGGCCACTGTTCTGCAGGTGCCGTATGTTGTCGATCAGGCCATTGCTGATGTGGGGGCCGGTAATAAGTTCATCTACTGCGGTGACTTCGATCGCTTCATCCTACGCCGCGTGACTTACATGGTGCTGAAGCGTCTGACCGAGCGTTATGCTGAGTTTGACCAAACGGGCTTCCTGGCCTTCCACCGCTTCGACTGTATTCTCGAAGATACAGCCGCTATTAAAGCACTGGTCGGAAAACCCGCGGCTGGTGGCTAAACCGTACCACTGAAATCATTTACTGCTTAGGCGGTTTTTTTATGCCCGCAATCCGGCCAATGGGGGGCGGGCATGGAGCTGGATATGAAGCCAACCATTGACGAATTACGCCTTCAGTGCCGGATTGACGGTGATGAAGAAGACAGCTTGCTGACAACATACGCAGGGGCTGCGAAGGCGCGAGCGGAAAACTATATCAATCGCACGCTGCACGAAGAGGCTGTGCCAGAAAATGACAGCGATGGGCTCGTGATTACTGATGATATCAAGTTGGCCATCATGCTTGCTGTCGGCTTCTGGTATGAAAACAGAGAATCTCAGGCTCTGCCATCCGGGTTTAAAGCCCTGCTTGAGCCTTACCGTTTTATCAATCTGTAAGGGGGCGTCATGGAGGCTGGCAAACTTCGCAATCGCATCAGGCTTTTCCGTCCTGTCACTATCCGCAATGAGCAAACCGGCACTCCGGTAAATTCCTTCGAGTTTGTGAAAGAGGTATGGGCGGGCGCAGAACCGATCTCTAACCGTAAGATTCGCACGGGTGAGCAAGGACAGGTGGTTGAAACAATGCTGTTTACCTTGCGGCCACGTCGTGATGTGCAAACTGATTGGCGTGTTGAGTTGAAGGAGCGATTTTTTACCGTTCGTGCCGCCGACACTACCCAACCGGACCGATTACTGATTACAGCGGAGGCTGATACCCGCCATGATCGAATATGAAATCAAAACGGCACTTGAGGCGTTAACCAGCTTGTCGGCATATCCCCTATTGTTGCCCGACGCAGAACAAGAAGGGGTGACGTATCAGAAAATTACCGATCCGAAATTTGATATCGGGCTGGCTACCACCTCGCTGGTGCAGGGCCGCTTTCAGGTTTCGCTGTACGTAATTGACGATTACGCCCGCCTGATTGAACTGGATAAGACTATCTGTACAACCTGGGAAGGTATTCAGCACGGACATATTGGCCGCTGGCCGGTTCAGACGGTGACACGTGGCACGATGTTGCAAGGCGCAACCACGCTGACCAACAACAGCACCCAATACCGCCTGGTACGCGATTACATCATCTGCTACCCGGAGGACGCCGTATGATCAGCATTAACGTTACGGGCCTTGATGCGCTTGAGCGTCAGCTTAAAGCAATGGGGGATGATGCGGTCAAGGTACTGCGTGATGCTGGGCGGGTAGCACTGGAGCCTGTGCTAGAGGACATGAAGCAACATGCGGGCTTTGATGAGAGCAATTCCGGGCCACACATGCGGGACGATATAAAAATACGCAGTACGAGCCGTATGAAAGACGCCCGCTATTTGACGGTAATCACTTTCAAGGTCGGTCCCAGCAAAAAGCATCACATGAAGGCGCTGGCACAAGAGTTTGGCACGGTGAAGCAGGTCGGAAATCCGTTTATCCGACCCGCTCTGGATTACAACAAAACCCGCGTGTTACGCATCCTGGCGGCAGAACTCCGCTACGGCATAGAAAACCGGTAGCGACCGCTGCCACAATCATTTAAGAGAGGAATTATGGCTGATAAAACTTCGCCAGAGTACGCCATGCTGCCTGCTGGCACAGTGGTAAAATGGGGCACTGTCGGCGCCGCACCAACTGCAATGAAAGCACTGGTTAATTGTAAGGCGGTAGGTGAAATGGGACAGACCGGCAGCTTTGTGGATTGCACCACGCTGATCGACACTACCAAGCAATTTATCTCCGATCTGCCCGAAGGAGCGGAGAAATCAATCGGGTTTATCGACGACCCATCCAATACTGATTTTGCTGCGTTCCTTACCGCAGCGGACAACCGTGAAACCGTGCAGTTTTATGTTGAACTGCCAAACGGTCGCACCTCCACTTCCATTCTGTCGCTGTCCGGATGGAAGATGAATGAGATTGCCGCGCCAGCGAGTGAAGTCATTCAGATTACGGTTCAGGGCAAGCAGAACAGCAACACATGGGGTGCTGTGGCCCCAAAGGTGTGATCAGCGTGACTACCCAGCCGAAGAACGTTGATCTGGCGGTCGGGGGCAATTTGTCCCTGACTGTTGCGGCTACCTCCAGTAACGGCAAGCCCGTTAAATACCAATGGCAGAAAAACGGCTCCGACATAAGCGGTGCCACCGCTGCCACCTATACAAAAAATTCAGTTGTGGCGGCAGATGCAGGCGCTTATCGCGTGGTGTTGTCTGCCGAGCGGTCAGACACCATCAACAGCACTACCGCAACCGTAACCATTAAGTAAGGAAATGGCATGACCCAGAAGAAAATCAACCTCAAGACCGCTCTGCTTCAACCCACCAATACGGCGGTGCCGCACACGCTGTTTGGCGTGCCGGTACATATTCGCCGCCTGACGGTATGTGAACTGATGGATTACGACGAAGGGCTTGGAAAGGCACAGTTAGAGAGTGACCAAAAGGCAGCAACACTGCTTGGCGCTCAGTTGATCCTCTGTGCACTGGTTGACGAACAGGGTAAATCAGTACCTGCGTCTGATTTGCCTTCACCGGCGGAACTGCTGGCAGCTCATGATAACGCGGCGTTATTTGATGCAATCCGCGCTATCCAGAGCCACAGCTACGGCACGCTGGAGGAAGCCGAAAAAAACTGACCTACTCACCGTGGCTATGGCTGATCTATCAGTTGGCCGATCGCTTCGGTGAGCCTGACGTCAGAAAAATTGCAGCCCTCCCGGCCTCTATTATCCAGCACTGGGAGGCATTCTATTCGCTGGTGGATAAGGCAACGTCCGATACTGCTATCCCGCCCCCTGTCAATCTGTCAGCCCCTGTCGCATCTGATGTTGATGAACAGTGTGCTGCCGTTATGCGAGCGCTCATGTAATGGCCGATGTAGCTACTCTGGCGGTAGCGCTTCACCTGAATTCCGCCAGTTTTAAATCTCAAATTGTCGATTCATTCAGAACGGCAGAAACCGCGTCAAAAAACTTTACGGGCAAGGCGCAGCAGGAAAGCCAGAAAACCACTGAAGCGCTGACCCAGATAGGCAATCAGGCGAAGCGCACCGGCGGTCAGCTTAACTCTTTGAGTGGTGCGCTCAGCGCCAGTCAGGGCGGCTTCGAAGGGCTGCGAAGTGTGATCAGCGGCCTGGCCGGTGGGAGTAACATCGCGGTTAGCACGCTGGCCAATACATTAATCCCGACGCTCGACCGCACCTTCATCGGCTTTAAGGGGCTGACAAGTGGCTGGGAGGCCCAACGCGAAGCAGCGAAGGCTGCTGCCCTTGAGTTTAACAAGGCGTCGCAGGGACAGATTGAACAGGCACAATCTGCACGCCAGCAGGCTCAGGCGCAGTTCGACGCGGCTAAGCGTACCCGTGAACAAGCGCAAGCCTCCCGCGAGCAGGCGCAGGAAATGGCGCGCTTCTATGCGGCTAAAAATCAGGAGAACCAGCTCTACGGCCTTTCGGTCAGCTATCAAAAAGAGTATGCCGACATTCACCGTCAGGTGCGCGAGGCTAATCTTGCTGAGGTCAGCGCCAAGGAAAGAATGGCGCAGGCATCAAAAGCGGTGCTGGCGGCGGATATTGCTGAGTCCCAAGGCAAAACCAACCTGCTTTCCTCCCTGAACCAAATCAGCGTGGCCAACAAGGAAGTTTCCTTTACGGCGCGCGCGGCAGCGGTAAGCACTAACTTGATGAAAAGCGCTCTGGCCCTGCTGGGTGGCCCGGTAGGCTTAAGCATCATGGCGGCGGTTGCCGGTGCCACGGCATTGTATACCGCGTTCCAAAAAGGGGAGGCAGAGACCAAGGCATATACCGTAGCGCTTCAAAAGTCAGGGCTTCAGGCCATTATGACGGTGAATGATCTGCGCATGCTGACGATGACGCTCGGCGGCACAGAGAATGCGGTTAAGGCTGTCACCAGCGCCGCCGGCGCTGGATTTGGTGGCAATATGCTGTCGGAAATAGCTGAAACCGGCACCCGTATGAACGAGCTGGGTATGTCATCTGATGATCTTGTTTCGACGCTATCAAGCCTGAGCGGTGAACCTCTAAAGGCAATGGAGGCATTGACTAATCAGGGCGTTCAGCTCAACACCACGTTTATCGATCATATCGCCACGCTGTCCCGGCAGGGGAAAACCAGTGAAGCGACGGCGCTACTTCAGCAGAAATACCTTGATGATGTGAAAGCCAAAGTCACCGAGCAGGAGAACAGCGTCGGCGGATTGGCGTCTATCTGGAAGTCGCTGAAAAATGAAGTGGCGTCCGCGTTCGATATCATCGGTCAGGCGCAGATGAAAACCGGCCAGGCGCAGGCACTGGCACAGGGCGTTAAGCTGGATATCAGCAACGATACCGCTAACGAGGTGAAGAAAACCAACGAAGAGCTGTACAAGCGGCGGCAACAAGAACAGGAAGCCGCCCGGAAAGAGTTAAAGTTACAGAATGAAGTCTCCGCCGCTATTAAGGCTGGTGCTGATCCTAAAAAGGAACAGGCCCGCTTAACGGGTATTGTATCGGCGCAGTTTAAGGCCGGAAAACTGACGGCAGACGAATATGCGCAGGCGTTGAAGGGCATTAACAAGCAGTATGGAGAAAAGTCCAAAGGGGCTGCATATAGCGATAGTGAAGGCGTAAGACGTCTGCAACAGTTGCAGCAACAATCTTCTGTATTGCGCGCACAGGCGCAAGATACCGACAAACTGACCGAATCGCAGAAAAAGCTGGTGGCCTTCGATCAGGAGATTGCAGGGCTTCAGGGTAAGAAACTAACCACCGGTCAAAAAAGCCTTTTGTCCATGCAAGACCAGATCAGGGCGCAATTAACCGAAAATGTGGCGCTGGAAAAGGCAAACCGTGAACGTGAGATTGGCAAAAAACTGTTGGAACAAACCCGTAGCCTGGTGATGGAAACGGCTGCGAAACAGCAGGAGTACGCCAACCGTAATGCGCAGCTGACCATGTCAACTGACGCCTATGATCAGATGGTGGCTGAGCAGCAAATCAGGCAGTCGTTCCAGCAACACCGCTTGCAGCTTGACAAGGAAGTGACGGACAAATCGTCCGAACAGTACACTCAACAGACGGCCATTCTTGCCAGTGAGCAGCAGAGACAACTTGATATCGTCCGCAATGCCGCACAGGAAAAAGCGGCTATCGAGGGTGATTACACCGCAGGGCTGAAAAAGGGAATGATGGACTGGTCATCTGATGCCGGAAACGTTTATGGGCAGGTTAAAGATGCGACCGGCAGGACGTTTGACGGCATGGCGGGCATGCTGACCAACTTTGCTACCACAGCCAAAGCCAGCTTTGGTGATTTCGCAAAATCCGTCCTGACTGACCTTGCCAGCATGATGATCAAGATGGCGATGTTCAACGCGTTGAAAGCAGGTATGAGTTTCTTCTCACCCGGCGGTAATGACCCGGGGCAGGTACCGATGTTCGCTAACGCCAAAGGCGGTGTTTACTCTTCACCTTCCCTCAGTTCTTACAGCGGTCAGGTGGTCAGCCAACCTACAACGTTTGCGTTTGCCAAAGGCGCAGGCTTGATGGGGGAGGCAGGGCCTGAAGCTATCATGCCGCTCAAGCGTGGTGCGGATGGTTCGCTAGGTGTCCGAGCTATGGGGGCATCGCAACAGACTGCTGCCGCCCCAAATGTGTACATCACAATTGAAAGTAGCGGTAATGTCAGCTCCCAGGCTACTCCTGGTTGGGAGGATTTCGGCAAACAGATAGGGAATATTGCTGCACAGGAAAGCCAAAAGGTCATCAACCGGAACCTGAAGCCAGGTCAGCCGATCTGGAAAGCAATTAAGGGGATGTAATGGCCATTCAGATATTTAACTATCCGGCGCGTGTTAATGCCGCCGGTGACACCCGATTTCGTATAAGGAAAGCGCAGTTCGGCGATGGTTATATGCAGGTTTCAGGCGACGGTATTAACCCGATCATTCGTTCCTGGGACCTGACTTTTATCGGCAAGTATGACTACATCACGCCTATTATCGCCTTTCTCGAAAATCATTACGGGGTGAGATCTTTTCAATGGACACCACCGACCAACGTTCCCGGCCTCTACCGCTGCGAAGGCTATAAGCCTATTGCAATGGGCGGCGATAACTATTCACTGACGGCCACGTTTACCGAGGCCTTCCACGTTTAACCGAGATTAATCATGCTGAATACAGACCTGCAGAAGTTGGAGCCGGGCAATCGCGTTCGCCTTGTTGAAGTGGACGGGACAAAGTTCGGTGCTGATATTCTGCGCTTTCATAGTGACACGCTGCCCTATACGCCGGAAGAACTGGCTGCAGCAGGCGGAGACGAAACGAAACTACCTGCAAAATCGATCTGGTGGCAGGGCAAGGAGTACGGGCCGTGGCCGTTTACCGTTGAGGGACTGGAAATATCCTCAGACAGCCAGAGCACCGAGCCAAAGTTAACGGTTGCTAACCTTGATGGGCTGATCACCGCGCTTTGCCTCCAGTTCGAGGACATGGCGCAGGCTAAAGTGCTGATCCACGATACATTGGTGCACTATCTCGACGCCCGTAATTTTCCAGAGGGCAACCCTACAGCTGATCCGGTGCAGGAAAAGCTGCAAGTCTTCTACATTGATCGCAAGGTAACGGAAAGCGATGAGTCGGTTGAGTTCGAATTGTCCAGTCCTGCTGACCTACGAGGCCTACGTATCCCGACCCGGCAAATTCACAGTTTATGTACCTGGTGCTCGCGTGGCTGGTACCGCACAGGTAAAGGCTGCGATTATGCCGGTACCCGATACTTTGACGACAAGGGAAACCCGGTTGATGACCCCAGCAAGGACCGTTGCGGCGGGCTACTGAGCGATTGCCAAAAACGTTTTGGCGAGAACGAACCGTTGCCGTTCGGTGGGTTCCCCGGAGCCTCATTAATTCGGCAGTAGGGGGAGAGATGAAAGAGAAAACCATAGCGGCCATTATGGCGCATGCTGAGGCTGAGTATCCGCGCGAGTGTTGCGGCATAGTGGCGCAAAAATCTCGCGTTGAGCGTTACTTCCCATGCCGTAACCTGGCTGAAAACTCTACTGAACAATTTCACCTGGCGCCAGAAGACTACGTAACCGCATCGGAGTGGGGCACAGTCACAATGATTGTGCATAGCCACCCTGATGCCACCACGCAGCCGAGTGAACTGGATAAGGCACAGTGTGACGCGTTAGAGCTTCCCTGGGTGATTGTCAGTTGGCCTGAAGGGGATTTGCGCACGGTTATACCGCGTGGAGATTTGCCGTTAGTAGGGCGCCAGTTTGTACTGGGGCATACGGACTGTTGGGGGCTGGTCATGAGTTATTTCCGGCAGCAGCACGGTGTTGAATTGCGCGATTACCGCGTTGATTACCCGTGGTGGGAAAGGGGCGAAAACCTTTACATGGACAACTGGCATGAATGCGGCTTCCGTGAATTCGATGGTCCGCCGCTACCGGGGGATATGGTGATAATGCAGGTTTCGGCGCCAGTAGCGAACCATGCTGGCATTCTGTTGGAAGATGGCATGTTGCTGCACCATATGTACGGCATGCTCAGTCAACGGGTGCCCTATGGTGGCTATTGGAAGGAACGAACTGTGAAGGTGTTGCGCCACAAAGAACTGATGTGATGCTATCATTCCACTTTTCAGCTTAAGGAAAAGGGACATGAAAAAGGTTTTATTAATTACGGCAATTTTTATTTCCGGGTGCTCATCAATGAGTGATATGAGGAATTCGCCGCCAGCCTCATCCTTTACATCATCCAAGGATGCTAAGTCTGTGTCTGAGTGTATTCTTTTCGGATGGCAAGAAAAAGGTTCAAGGTATGGTGATGTTTTCATTCAACCATATCCAAATGGATACACGATTTACTCTCCATCCAATATAGAGATTGCTGATGTATTAAATGTTTCAGGTAAAACAAAAGTTGAATATAGACATCAAAGCGGAATTTTTTCATACCGAATAGATGATAGAGTAAGTAAAATAAAAGGTTGCATTTAAAATAACCCGCCACCCGGCGGGTTATTTATTGTGCACAGAAAACCCCCAGCTAGGCTGGGGGTTTAGTAAAGCTTTCAGCTTTGAGCCAGTTATAAAAACCCCTTTTGATTTGTTAAAACAGTTTGCGGTCTGGCAACTGCAAATGTTCAACAAGAAATCAAAAGGGGGTCCCAATGAGGGACGAAAAGAGCTTAGCGCACACCAGATGGAACTGTAAATATCACATAGTTTTTGCGCCGAAGTACCGAAGAAAGGTGTTCTACGGGGAAAAACGCAAAGCGATTGGCAGTATTTTAAGAAAGCTGTGCGAATGGAAAAACGTGAATATTCTGGAAGCGGAATGCTGTGCGGATCACATTCATATGCTTCTGGAAATCCCGCCGAAGATGAGTGTATCGGGGTTTATGGGGTACCTGAAGGGAAAGAGCAGCCTGATGCTTTATGAGCGGTTTGGGGATTTGAAGTTCAAATACCGTAACAGGGAGTTTTGGTGCCGAGGGTATTACGTTGATACGGTAGGGAAAAACACGGCCAGGATACAAGAATACATAAAGCACCAACTGGAAGAGGATAAAATGGGTGAGCAACTCTCGATCCCATATCCAGGTAGCCCGTTTACGGGCCGTAAGTAATCCATAGATGCAAATGTCAGATTGCTATGCGCCTGTTAGGGCGCGGCTGGTAACAGAGCCTTATAGGCGCATATGAAAAACCTCCGGCTATGCCGGAGGATATTTATTGGAGAAAATATGGACTTTATAGAAGTGCCACTTAGGACTATTAATTTCCATGGCCCAATGGTTAAAATTTTTGGTCGAAAGTTTGAGTATCGTGCACATAGCGTCCCAAAAGCTATTGATGCAATGAGAAATCTACTTGATGGTTTCGAACGGTATATGTTGGAAGCTCACAAGAGAGGGTTAACATTCGCTATTTTTATAGGTAAGAGAAATATAGGGAAGGATGAGCTAGAGTTAACCAAGGGAACAGAGGATATACATCTGGTACCTATCATTATGGGTAGTAAACGCGCGGGGTTATTTCAAACTATTCTTGGTGTTGCGTTGATTGCAGTTGCTGCAATAGCAACAGGCGGTGTTGGTGCGGCATTTACAGCTGGTGGAGCTTGGGGCGCAACGGCAATGGCTGGTGCCTCAATGGCTCTCGGTGGTGTCGTACAAATGCTTTCCCCACAAGCTGGTGGCTTACGAATGCGCCAAGACCAGGACAACAAACCGAGCTATGCCTTTGGTGGCCCGGTAAACACAACAGCGCAGGGTAATCCTGTAGGTGTGCTGTACGGTACACGTGAGATTGGCGGAGCTATTATCTCTGCTGGTATTTATACTGAAGATCAACAGTAAGCCGAAAGGCGGGAGGTAGTTATGTCATATAAAAAAACGAAGAAGGGGTTATATTTCTATAACCCCAATGGAACTATTCGCGTATTTCTTCCAGTCCTCGAATCATTTCAATCAACTCGTGAAAAGCAGAAGAAGAGTTAGCATTAATAGGGTCCATACCAGTCTGTTCAAGTAGGTTCAATAGTTTATTCTTGTTTTCAGGATTGTCTCTTCCCCATAGGTCAATCAAGGCTGTTAAGGCAACTTGCAGAGCAATAATTCTTCCTTCATTGGTGGCATTTGTTTGGATATTCATGCTGTTCCTTTAGCGGCTACCAGAGTTAATCAGCCATCCCTCTGATTTCAAACGTCCATGCTGCTACATGGGCGGGCTGAACCCTTACAAGATAGGGCCTGAAATCAATCAGTAAACCCTGATATTTGATCAGTGTAATCATTACGCCGCTTATCGCGGCTTTTTTCATTGGTGCAATATGAACAATGTAACGATTAAAGGCCGCAAAGGCGGTGGTGGCGGTGGCCATACACCCGTAGAGTCACCGGACAGTGTTCAATCAATCTCGCGGGCAAAAATGCTGTTCTCGTTGGGGGAGGGGGAGTTTGCCGGTAGGCTGGATGGCACAAACGTTTATGCCGATGGCACACCCGTATTGAACAGCGATGGAACGGAAAACTTTCCAGGCTTTCGCTGGGAGTTCCGACCTGGTACCCAGTCGCAGGATTATATTCAAGGCATACCCGCCGTAGAGAACGAGATTACAGTTAGTACCGAATTGAAAAGCGGTACTCCCTGGGTGCGATCAGTGTCGAACTTGCAACTGTCTGCCGTGCGCTTGCGTTTCGGCTGGCCGATGTTGCAATCCCAGGCTGATAACGGCGATGTAAACGGCTATCGCATTGAGTACGCGATCGATATAGCGACTGATGGCGGAAGCTATCAGGAAGTGTTGAAGGCCGCAATCGACGATAAAACTACCTCGTTATATGAACGTTCGCACCGTATCAATTTGCCGAAAGCTACAACTGGCTGGCAGGTGCGAGTGCGCCGCCTGACGCCAAATGCAAACAGCGCCAGAATTGCTGACCGCATGAATATTGAGGCGCTTACCGAAATTATTGATGCCAAGCTGCGCTATCCGAACACCGCGTTGCTGTATGTGGAATTTGACTCTAAGCAATTCCCGAATATACCAAAAATCAGCTGTAAGCCGCGTGGACGGGTGATCCGTGTGCCTGACAACTATGACCCAGAAACACGAAGCTATAACGGTGTTTGGACCGGTGGCTTCAAGTGGGCCTACAGCGATAACCCGGCGTGGGTGTTTTACGACATTATGCTGGCCGAGCGTTTTGGTCTTGGTGATCGCATCGACGCCTCCCAGGTATCCGAGTCTGAGCTATACCGTATTGCGCAGTATTGCGATCAACTTGTTCCTGACGGACTGGGCGGCGACGGTACCGAACCGCGCTTCACCTGTAACGTTTACATTCAATCGCGCGAGGATGCCTGGACAGTTCTGAGCGATTTGGCGGGTATCTTTCGGGGTATGACCTATTGGGGGCGAAACCAAATGGTCGCCCTGGCGGATATGCCGCGCGATATGGACTTCACCTATACCCGCGCTAACGTTATTGACGGCAAGTTTACCTATTCATCTGCCAGCGAGCGCACCCGCTATAGCACGGCGATGGTTAGTTGGTCCGATCCCGCCAACCATTATGCTGACGCGATTGAGGCTGTTTTTGATAATGACTTGGTCCGTCGCTATGACGTTAACCAGACAGAGTTAACAGCTATCGGCTGTACCCGTCAAAGTGAGGCTAATCGCCGGGGGCGCTGGGCGTTACTGACCAACAGCAAAGACAGGGCGGTGACGTTCTCTGTTGGTCTGGATGGCATGATCCCAATGCCTGGGCACATTATTGGCGTGGCAGATCAGATGGTGGCCGGTCGGATTATCGGCGGACGTATCAGTAACGTGGATGGCCGCAAGTTGATGCTTGATAGGAAGCCGGGAGCCAAGGCAGGCGATCGCCTGATCATCAACCTACCATCGGGTAAGGCACAGGCTCGGACGTTGCAAGCGGTGAATGAGCGCGTCGTGACAGTAACTACGGCCTACAGTGAGGTACCTGTGCCGGAGTCGGTTTGGTCGATTGATGCCGATGATTTGGCCGTCCAGCTATATCGTGTCGTGGGTATAACAGATAATGGTGACAATACATTTACGATTAATGGGACAGAGCACGACCCAAACAAGTATGCCCGGATTGATACAGGGGCACGTATTGATGATCGTCCTATTTCCATCATCCCACCAGGTGTCCAAGCACCGCCCAAAAATATCGCGATTGAAAGTTACTTCTCTGTAAGCCAGGGCATCGCTATCACTACCATGCGTGCCGCGTGGGGGGCTGTCGAAAACGCGATAGCGTATGAGGCTGAGTGGCGAAAGGATAATGGTAACTGGGTTTCTGTTCCCCGTACCTCTGCCCTAGGATTTGAGGTGCCAGGCATTTACGCAGGCCGCTATCTGGTACGTGTGAGAGCCATCAATGCCAGCGATATTTCGTCTGTTTGGGCAACATCGATGGAAACCTATCTCAAAGGGAAGGAAGGCAAGCCACCGGTACCTGTAGGGTTCAAAGCTTCTCCGCTGTTGTGGGGCATTCAACTTGATTGGGGATTCCCAGTTGGCGCTGAGGACACTCTGAAAACTGAAATTCAGTATGCGGACAATGCCGCTGGTGATAACTCGATGTTGCTGGCGGATATACCGTATCCGTTGCATACCCATACTATGACTGGTCTTAAGGCAGGCCAAGAGTTTTGGTTTCGTGCACGTCTACAGGACAGGACCGGTAATATCGGAGATTGGACCGGCTGGATTAAGGGGCAGTCTAACGCGAACGCTGATGACTATCTTGAAAGTATTGGTGATGGTTTCCTGACGGATAAAGATGGCGACCGCCTTACTGGCGACATTGATACAAACATTGAGGCCATCATTCAGAACGCGCTGGCAAACAACGCGACGGTAGAGCACCAATGGGCGCAGTATGGCACGGTGCGTGCCGATATCCTCATTGTAAAAACTACCATAGCGGAAGTTGATCGCGGCCTGGCGGAATTGAGAACGCAGGTTCAGGTCCAGATTGACGATGTGACGGCGGTACTTGAGGACAAGCTGACCGCAACGATAGATGCTGATGGAGCTACGGCTATTCATACGTTGAAAGCTGGAATTCGCATTAACGACGTTTTCTACAATGCCGGTATGTCTATCGCGGTGCTCGCAGAAACCGGTAAACCGGTGATTACCCGGATTGGCTTCAACGCTAATCAGTTCGTGCTGATGAGCGGCAGCGGGGACAAGCAGTATTCGCCCTTTGCTGTCATCAATGGCCAAGTGTTTATCAGCGATGCATTCATTCAGAACGCCTCTATCACGTCGGCAAAAATCGCGGATGCCGCTATTACAAACGCCAAAATCAGCGGATTTATTCAGTCTGACAATTTCAGTGGTAACAGCGGCTGGCGTTTAGACAAAAGCGGCTCCGGCGCTGGGCAGTTTCAGGTAAACGGCGGTGACGGTAACGGACGCATGGAGATACGCGGGGATCAGATTAACGTTTATGACGCAGGTGGCAATCTGCGCGTAAGAATGGGGAGGCTTTAATATGGCCTATGGGTTGGTGGTGAATGGTAAACAGTTGGCAGCAGTTAATAGCCCATCTCTGTTAGCCAATGATAAAGAACCCTGGGCTGATGGTAATAGACAGAAGATTTATACTCCCCCGGATTATGTTCCTGGGAATCCAGTTTTTATCGTTGGGCAGACTGGCTATATCTTTGGTAGTTCGACCAATCCGCCATTTTACGGAGGGATCACAGGCTGGCGCACGGATGGGGGTAGAATCATCGTTGATTTTTCCTCGGCAAACAATCAGGCATTTTTTACCGAATTCAGCATATATCAAGTCCAGCAACCGCAATCAGTATCTGGGACTTACGGGATAATGATTCAAAACTCTGTTGATTGGATGAGCATAAACAGTGCACAGCGGCTCGGTTTTGTTGCATGGAAAGGGAGCGTTACTATAAGTGGGCAATGGACTCTGCCAACGGTTCAAAATGACAATACAAAAATTGTTTATGTCCGCTGTGATGATCCTGGTGTGTCTGTATATCATTCTGTTGAATCTAATGAATTAACTGTATCGCGTGATAATGGCAGTGGCGAGCCTTTCCGAACGACTGCCAGTGTACAGGTGGTAATTATGAATAGCGGATATTACCCACCTACACCAAGTGGTTACGGTATGCTGATTAAAAACACCACTGGGAATAACACATTTACGAGTGACTGTGAGCCTTTGCTCTGGGATGGGCGCTCAGTAAATGTGGGTGCAAACCCAGACGATTTGGTCAATACGGGTATTGCGAGACCTATGATACCGCTTGCAGTTAATGCATTTATGCGTGGCAACTCAGAAATGAGTGGTGGCTATTATAACTATTACAGTTGTGGCTATAGATTTAATGGCTCAGCGGTTCAATTCTGGCGTGCGGATTCCGGACGTAAAATACAGACAAAGTGGAATATATCGACGCGATGGTATTCCTCTCAAATGCCCCTAATGGTCATTAATGCAGACAACTACTTCTAACTAACCGGCCACCGAGCCGGTTTTTTATCGACTAAATTCAGGAGTGCACCATGCCAGCAGGCACTATAACCCTTACCAATAATTCAGCAGTCGTAAAGGGCGCAGGGACGGCGTTTAATACTGAGCTGAAATCCGGTGACATGATTGTAAGTATTGTCGGCGGTGTCACCTATACGCTGCCAGTGAAAGCTATAGACAGCGCCACACAGGTAACGCTGATTAAAGCCTATGACGGGCCGACGCAAGCGGGTGCTGCATGGTCTGCTGTACCACGCGAGACACTGAACGCTATTACTGCCCAGTTGGCATCTGAGACGGCCAAAGCCTTGCGAGGCTTGAACTATGACAAAGAGAACTGGCAGCAGGTATTCAGTGGAACTGGAAACATTACGGTGAAATTACCCGACGGTAGCACGTTTACCGGCCCAGCATGGAATAGTTTTACTACAGCGTTGAATTTAAAAGCCGATAAAACAGATCTGGATAAGAAGGTCGATAAAACATCACTCGGTAATTCTGCAACCCGTGATGTGGGTACAGGTACAGGAAATGTTGCTGCAGGGAATGATAGCAGATTTAATTCAATAGATGGGAATAATGGTGGTGAGCTATCTAGAGGCTCTGGAATATCATTAGCTATCAATGGTTCTAATAATACTGGCGGATATAACACTACTCCAAGATTTGAAACAATAATCAGAGGTCGCGGAGCAACATCGGACCCTCGGGGAGCTAAATTCTCATTAATTGCTCAAGAGTTTATAGGTACAACTGCGGCAGGTATCTTAGAATTTGATGGATTTGGGAAGAATTATACATGGAGATTTAACCTTGAAGGGAATGGAACAGCACCCGGCTCATGGATTGGAAACTCTGACCGTCGGATAAAAACTAATCTTGAAACTATTGATAATGCACTTTCAAAAGTTAAAAAACTCACGGGGTATACAGGGCTTAAAGATGGACATCCGTTTACGGGGTTAATCGCCCAAGACGTTCAAGATGTATTGCCTCAGGCTGTGTCCGTTACGGGTGATTTAAAATTACAAAATGGCGACATGGTCGAGAACGTATTAGGTGTTAGTTACGGTGAGCTAGCTGGTTTACTCGTTGAAGCGATTAAAGAATTATCATTAAAGGTAAGTCTACAGGATGAAGAAATTATAAAATTAAAAGAGTCAAAGAATCCTTAATTAAAACACAATATAACAAAACAACCACCAAGACCGCTTCGGCGGTTTTTTATGGAGAAACAAGATGGTTTTAATCAGTGGTGTATTAAAGGGACCTTATGGCGACGCACGGACAGGCGTAACAATTACGATGCGTTCTCTAAAAACTTCGTCAACGGTGCTTAACCTGGCAAAATCGCAATCTGTGACGAATGACAGCGGCCAGTATTCGTTAAATGTGGAACCTGGTGCGTATGAAATTATTATTTCTGTCTATGGTGCTCAGCCTGAACGGGTAGGCACGATAGAAGTTTATACAGACTCGCTTCCAGGCACACTTAATGATTTTCTTCGTCGCCCAGGTGAAAGCGATATTACTCCTGAGATTATTCAAACCGTCGATCGCATGCGTGTAGACGCGGCTGCATCAGCGGATAAATCAGCTGCGTCAGCCGCAGCGGCAAAACAAAGCGAAGATAACTCGGAAGCTACATTAGCCAGTGCAGTTAAAGACAGTTCGCGTGCTGTCATAATTCCTGCTGTTGTAAGTGCGACGGGTAACTTTCAGGGGTATTTGAAGTTGGCTACGTTGCCGATAACAAGCACGGGCGTGAATGGTGTGCACTTTATTGTTGCGGCGGGGAGAACGTACGGAACCCCGGGTATGGATATTAAATTTGTTCAGTTCTCTGCACGCAACGCAACGACTACAGCACTCGATAGTAGAGGGCTTAAAGTTGCATCCCTGGGGCCTGCGGGGCAAGACGCTAAGTTTGGCGCAATATATAACGCTCAAACAGCGCGATGGGAACTATGGATGTTAGGGCCAGCATATAGCATGCCATCAGTAACAATACTGGCCAGCAGCAGCACAAATGCAATGTCAGGGATTGAATTGCTGAAAGATAACACATGGCAAAAAACCAAGCCTGATGGCCTTACCCTCGTCGCAGAAGACAAAATTTATTCTGGTTATAACGTGACGGTAGACGGCAATGGCTTCTTGAAAGCAGCGTCACCGATCGCCAGGTTATCCTGCGCACCTGAAAATATGCCAGATGACTACCTGGAAGGGTTTGCACTGGTGGGTTGCGCAGCGGTGAACAAGGAGGCCGAAGGGGTCAGTGCTGAGCGTGTGTCTGTCGGGGTTTACAAGGTCACCGGTTCGTTAGGTTTCGCTGAGGAAGGCTGGAACATCGAAGTGCCGCAAGACGTCAACGGTAACCGCCTGTGCTTTGTTGAGGCCTCCACAGCTAAAGATGGCACTATCACTGTGAAGGTCAGCAAACGCCGCTTTGACATCGATACTGCCGCGATCGTTGCCGGTGATCCTGTGGACATTCCCGATGGACGCTGGATTGACTTGCGTTTAGCAATGCGAGTGGTGGAAGAGATAGAAGCACAAGCAAGCGAGCCTTAACTATAAGAGGCCGGGACACACCCCGGCTATTTCTTATAGAGTACAGCTATGTCGAACGCTAACGCCGCCTCTATTGCTTCACCTTGTGTTGAAAAAGGCGTTTCAGAGACAAGCGGCCAGCGTCGATCATGTAATATATAAAGCCAGTGTTGTTTCTCTTCATCTTCCCGAATGGCAAACATCTCCGCGCTATCCCCCCGCGGCTTCGGATATCGATCATTTTCGGTTAGAAAAAAGATCTTGTTACCATTAATAGTGAGGCTACCCATCAGATATCTGTGACCAGCCATTCATCGGCTTCTTCGAACATCTCCTCTAACATCCTATTGAGCTTTTCTCTGTCGCTTTTGTTTGCATCCGAGTTAAGCCCATTCGCCTGCATAGGTTTTACCCGCACTACTGCATCGGGAAAAATCCGGTGTACCCGCTTAGTCAATTCTGCTTTGATAATCTCTGCCGCGTCAGGCAAACCGTTAACATTACGTTGGTCAAAAACCAGTTCTACAAACAT